CCTGAGTTCTGGAGCTTGGAGGAATTGGAGGCTCTGAAACAAGAGTTGCCACCGGCTAAGTGGAACGCCCAGTACCAACAGAGCCCGACTGGTGAAGAGGGTGCGCTGGTTAAGAGGGAATGGTGGAGGCGGTGGAAGAAGGATGATCCGCCGAGATGTGAGTTCATTATTCAGAGCTGGGATACGGCTTTTACAAAAAACGAGCGTAGCGACTACAGTGCCTGCACTACTTGGGGTGTGTTCTATATGGATGAGAATCCGGAAGACCCCCATGTGATTGCGCTGGACTCTTTTAAGAAGAGGATGGAGTTCCCTGAGTTGAAGGATACGGCGTTGCAGTTTTATAAGGAATGGGAGCCTGATGCTTGTGTGATTGAGGCGAAAGCTGCTGGCGCTCCGCTCATATTTGAGTTGCGACGGATGGGAATATTTGTGCAGGACTTCACGCCCAGCAGGGGGAATGACAAGTTTGTGCGCTTAAACTCAGTGACTGATTTGTTCAGGTCGGGTAAAGTATGGGCACCAGAACGCAAGTGGGCTGACGAATTGATAGAAGAAATTGCTGCATTCCCTAATGGCGCAAACGATGACTTGGTGGACTCGACAACTCAGGCGTTGATTCGATTCAGACAGGGCGGCTTCATCTCGATTGACTCGGATGAAAAAGACGAACCACAAATTTTCAAGCGACGCGCCGCGTCGTACTACTGAGGATAAAAAATGGCAACAAATATCGACAAAGCTCTGTACCAAAACCCAGTAGGGATGGAAGAGGCGGCACTGAACGAAGAGGCCATTGAGATCGAGATCATCGACCCAGAACAAGTAAACATCCACATGGGTGATATGGATCTGAGTATCACGCCCACAGAAGACGACTTCAATGCCAACTTGGCCGAAGAGATGGACGAATCTGCCATGCAAACGCTGGCCGGCGACTTGGATGGTGATATTGAAAATGACAAAAACTCCCGCAAGGATTGGGAGAAAGCCTACGTCGAAGGCTTGAAATTACTGGGCCTCCAATATGAAGAGCGCACAGAACCTTGGAATGGAGCCTGTGGTGTTTTCCACCCAATGATTACAGAGGCTGTGGTGCGTTTTCAGTCTGAAGCCATCATGGAAGCTTTCCCTGCACAAGGCCCAGTGCGCACAAAGATTTTGGGTAGACAAACTCCTGAGAAGCAATCAGCTTCTGTGCGGGTTGAGAATGACTTGAACTACGAACTGACAGAGGTGATGCGCGAGTTCCGTCCTGAGCATGAGCGTATGTTGTGGTCATTGCCGGCAACAGGCTCAGCATTCAAGAAGGTCTACTTTGACCCGAGCTTAGATCGCCAAGTGTCGATGTTCATTCCAGCAGAAGACATCATCCTGCCCTACGGCGCGACAGACTTGGATACCTGCTACCGCGTGACCCACGTCATGCGCAAGACAAAGAACGAGATCATCAAGCTCCAGCAAGCTGGCTTCTACCGCGACGTTGAGTTGCCAGATACAGATAGCTCACAGACAAACATTCAAAAGGCCAAGGATAAAGAGACTGGCTTTAGCGACATGAATGATGATCGCTATACCTTATATGAGTGCCACGTTGATTTGGACTTGGAAGGATACAAAGATACAGATGCAGACGGCGAAGAGACCGGCATTGCATTGCCATACGTAGTTACCCTGATTAAGGGAACCAATGAAGTTTTGGCCATCCGCCGCAACTGGAAAGAAGATGACACCCTCCGACTCAAGCGACAGCATTTTGTCCACTACCAATACATCCCCGGATTTGGAGCCTACGGCTTTGGTCTCTTCCACCTCATCGGCGGATATGCCAAGTCAGCCACCAGCATCATTCGTCAGCTCGTCGATGCTGGGACACTATCAAATTTACCCGGCGGACTTAAGTCTCGCGGCTTGCGGATCAAGGGAGACGACACTCCCATCGCGCCCGGAGAGTGGAGAGATGCAGACGTAGGTTCAGGAAATATTCGCGACAGCATTCTGCCCCTGCCATATAAAGAACCATCACTGGTTCTGTCTGGCTTGCTGGACAAGATTGTTGACGAAGGTCGTCGCTTTGCCGCAACAGCCGACATGAAGGTGTCGGACATGAGCGCCCAAGCGCCCGTGGGCACTACGCTGGCTTTGTTGGAGAGACAACTCAAGATCATGTCTGCCGTGCAAGCACGGATGCACTACAGCTTCAAACAAGAATTGAACCTGTTGGCCGACATTATCAAGGACTACACAGACCCTGATTACGACTACGACCCAGACAGTGACGCACCACGCAAGGCCAAGAAGTCTGACTACGCCCACATTGACATCATCCCCGTGAGCGATCCAAACGCGGCGACCATGAGCCAACGCGTTGTGCAGTACCAAGCTGTGATCCAGATGGCACAGATGGCTCCGGAAATTTACGACTTGCCCAAGCTGCACCGTGGGATGTTGGAAGTGCTGGGCATCAAAGACGCCGACAAGCTAGTGCCATTACCTGATGATCAGAAGCCTCGCGACCCAGTGGCCGAAAACATGGCTGCATTAAAAGGCGAACCTCTGAAGGCGTTCTTCTACCAGGACCATGAGTCTCACATCAAGGTTCACATGAGTGCAATGCAAGATCCAATCGTCATGCAGTTGATTGGTCAGAACCCCAAAGCTCCAATGATTCAAGCTGCCATGATGGCCCACGTTGCAGAGCACGTTGGCTATGCATACAAGATGAAGATTGAGCAGCAGTTGGGTATGCCGTTGCCACCAGATGATGAGAAGTTGCCACCCGAGATTGAGATTCAGTTGTCGGCCATGATGGCTCAAGCTGCACAGCAAGTCCTCCAGCAAAGTCAAGCACAGGCTGCACAACAACAGGCTCAACAGCAACAGCAAGATCCTGTGATTCAAATGCAGCAGCAGGAGCTGAAGCTTAAGCAAGATGAGCTGGCGCTGAAAAAAGAAGAAATGCAAGGCAAGTTGCAAATCGAGCAACAACGTTTGCAAATGGACGGCATGGCCAAGATGGTTCAAGCAAAACAGGCCGACAAAAAGATTGAGATGGATTCATTGGCAAAAGCTGGACAACTCAAGCACGACAAGGTTCGCCAAGAGTTTGAAAACAAGAAATTGCAGGTTGATGCTCTGAACAAAGCAGGGCAACACAAGATGCAAAAAGCCCAACTTGCACAACAGCAAGTTGCACAACAACCAAAGGAGAAGCCTAACCAATGATTTCAGAATTCGCACGCGTATTGCGCGAACAAATACGCACCGACATGAACAACTACGCCGACGACTTGGCTGGTGGGATGTGTCGCAATTACGACGAGTACCAAAAACTTTGCGGAGTCATTCAGGGTCTGGCCACCGCAGAGCGTTATCTAATCGACCTTGCTGAGAAAGTGGAGAAAGCAAATGACTGAACTGGTTTTAGAACCGGGGCAATACGCCCTGCCTGAAGCAATTCAACCCGTCGATGCGCCTGATGAGGGTGCGGATGATGCAACCAAGGCGACGATGCTTCCAGAGCCAACAGGCTGGAAGTTGCTGTGTGCCGTACCAGAGGTCGATGAAAAGATCGCTGGCACCAGTCTCGATTTGGTTCGAGATGCCACAACCATGCGACAAGAAGAAAGCGCCACAACCGTTTTGTTCGTGTTGAAGGTTGGCCCAGACGCGTACAAAGACCAGACCAAGTTCCCCGGTGGCCCGTGGTGCAAGGAAGGTGACTTTGTTCTCGTGCGTACATATTCCGGTACGCGCTTCAAGATTTTCGGAAAAGAGTTCCGTCTGATTAATGATGATCAGATTGACGCTGTTGTGCAAGACCCTCGCGGACTCACCCGCGCATAAGGAGTAGGAATGGCTGAACAATACAAGTTCCCCGACGAAACGGATTCAGACGTCAACGGCAAGAACGTAGAAGTAACCCAAAACGACAATGACGTCGAAGTTGAGATCATTGACGACACCCCTGAAAAAGACCGTGGCCGCAGACCGCTGGACAGGGAAGTTGAAGACCCAACCGAAGACGAGATCGAAACCTACACCCGAGGTGCGCAGGATCGAATCAAGGAATTGACCCACGCCCGTCACGACGAGCGTCGGGCCAAAGAAGCCTTGGCTCGTGAGAAGCAAGAGCTGGAGCGTCTTGCACAGCAAGTGCTTGATGAAAACAAACGTCTCAAGCAGTACGTCTCAACAGGGACAGAGCAATACACCATCATGGCCAAGACTGCTGCGGAAGCACAGTTGGAAAAAGCGCGACGCGACTACAAGGTAGCCCAAGAAGCATTTGATTCAGACGCCATGCTTGCCGCTCAGGAAGCGTTGCTTGAAGCCAAAATGCGATTGGATCAGGCCAAAAATTTCCGCCCGCCTGCTTTACAAGAGCAAGAAATTGATGTACAACCACGACAAACCGAGCCTCAACAGGTTCGTCCGGACGAAAAAACCTTGCGCTGGCAAGCCAAAAACCAGTGGTTCGGATCTAACGGGTTTGAAGAAGTTACCAGCTTTGCACTAGGGCTGCATCAAAAACTAGTCAACTCCGGTGTTGATCCAAGCACCGATGAGTATTTCGAGCAAATTGATGCTCGCGTGAAGTCAAAGTTCCCCGAAGTATTCGGTGGCGCGGAAGACAGGCCAAGGAACGGCGATGCTCCAAGAAAGCCTGCGGCAGTGGCAGCCCCAGCGACTCGTTCGTCTGGAGCGAAGAAGATCCAATTAACAACTACCCAGCTTGCGCTGGCCAAGAAGTTTGGATTAACCCCGCAGCAGTATGCTGCTCAAGTAGCAAAATTGGAGAATTGAAATGGCTGAAAACCGTACCCCTCGTGACAATGTTTCACGCGAAAAACAAGTTCGATACGTGTATACACCTTCGAGCGCCCTGCCCGATCCGACACCTGAGCCAGGATATGTCTACCGCTGGGTAGCAACACATGTTTTGGGTCAGTCAGAACCAACCAACGTGTCTCGCAAGATGCGCGATGGCTGGGAGCCGGTAAAGGCGGTTGACCATCCGGAATTGATGATTACTGGTCATGCCACATCAGGCAATGTCGAAATTGGCGGTCTCATGCTTTGCAAGATGATTGCCGAAAAAGCCAAAGCCCGCGATGATTACTATGACCAGCAAGCTCAGAATCAGATGGAGTCAGTGGACAATCACTTCATGCGAAACAATGATTCACGCATGCCGCTGTTTGCAGACCGCAAGTCTTCAACCAGTCGTGGCGTGGGTTTTGGTTCAGATTCAAAGTAAACAAGGAGTCCTTAAATGGCAGCTACACAAACCCCCTTTGGGCTAAAACCGGTCAATTTGATCGGTGGTCAGTCCTTCAATGGCGGCACCATTCGTGAGTACAAACTCAATGCGAACGTTGCTTCCGCCTACTACACTGGTGCGCTCATGTTCATGGCCGCTACTGGTTTGGTCACTCCCGTCTCGTCCTCCCCCGTCGCTCCCGACTATCAAGCTACTTCCACTCCTGGAACTGCTGGTATCTTGGGTGTGTGCGTTGGTGTTCGTTACGTGAGCCCAGCCACTGGCCAAGTTCTGTACGCTCAGTACTTGCCTTCCGGCGCAATCTCTGCTGGCTACACTGACGTGTACATCCGTATCAACGATGACCCCGATCAGTTGTATTCCATCCAAGCAGACACTGCTGTCGGCACAAAGACTTATGGTGCCTTGGGCGCTATCGGTCAAAACGCGGCCATCAAAACCTTCACTGGTAACGCTACAACCGGTCTGTCTCAGACTGCGTTGGACACGGGTTCCAACTGGGGTTCTTGTGCAGCCACCACCACTCTCGCCATGCGCATCGTGGACATCATCACCCCTGCTGACACTTACCCAGAAGTCTTGGTTAAGTTGAACTTCGGTGTGCATTCCTACATGAAC